TTCCCCCCGGTCAGGCTGTTCAGGGTGTTGAATCCAGCCTCGGTGATGCCCCGGACGCCCTCCATAGTAGCCGCTGCCACGCCCCGGATGCCGCCGCCGTTCTCCTCGTAGACGGCCTTCAGCTCACCCAGCCGCTGCGCTGCCGCGTCCTTCAGCCCGGAGAGCTTGCCCCCGGTGAGATTGTCCAAGAAGGTGTACCCGGCTGTGTAGACGCCCTTGACGCCCTCCATCGCAGCCGCTGCCGCGCCTCGGATACCGCCGCCGTGTTCCTCGTAGGCTCGCTTCATGTTGTCCAGCTTCTCCTGGACGGTGGCTTTCGCCGCCCCCAGGACGCGCCCGATCACGCCGCCGATCGCGCCGAAGATATTCCTGGCGACCTCCAGGGCTGCGCCCAGCTTCTCCTTGAAGAAGCCCAGAATTGCGTTGACGCCGTTGCGGAACCACTCGCACTTGTTGTAGAGCAGCACCAGGGCCGCTATGAGGGCCACGATGCCTATGACTATCCAGGTCACGGGGTTGGCGAGCAGGGCCGCTGTAAAGCTCCACACGGAGCCTATAAGCGGTGCCAGTGCGCCCTTCGCCAATAGGAACCCCGCCTTGAGTATCTTGAAGGCGGAGACCGCCTTGGTAATGACGAGGCCGACGCCGCCGACGACCGCGATCACGGTGCCCGCCACGGTGAGGAAGCCGCCGATCGCCAGCACGATGAGCATGATGATCTTGACGAGCTCCTTGTTCTCCTCTATCCATGAGGCGACCTTGGTGAGCACTTGCTCCCCCTTCCCCATGAGGTCGTTGACCGTGGGGAGGAGGCTGTTGCCTATGGACTCCGTCACGTTGTGGATGCGCTGCTGCAAGCGAGCGAACCGCTCCGGTTCGGTCTCCTGGATAGCAGACGCCATATCCTGGGCGACTCCGGTGCCCTGACCCATCGCGTCGTAGAGGTTGAGGATATTATCCTGCAAGTCCCCGGTCTTGGAATACAACAGGTCGATGAGGGCGACGGCTTCGGTGTCCCCGAAAGCCTTTTGCAGCTCCATCTTCTCAGCGGCGTCCATTGTCTCGCCGAACTTGCCCCGAAGCTGTTCGAGGATTTCAGGCATAGACAGGAGCTGATTGTTGGCGTCAAGGAAGGAGAGGCCCAATGCCTCGCCGCCTTTCGCCGCCGAGCGGAGGAAGGCTTTGTACTTTGTACCGGCTTCCGCCCCTCCCATGGTGGCTTGCAGCATACCGAGGATTGCAAGCTGTTCCTCCAGAGGGACGTTGGCGGTGGTGGCCGACGCGCCCAGGCTCTGGATGCCTTGGGCCATGCCGGTGCCGGACGTCTTGAACGCCCGGACGCTTTCCGCTATTCCAGCCGAGAACATTTCCCCGAACTGGATGTCGGTGAGATCGTCGTAGTAGCCCTTATAGATGCCGTAGCCGGTGGCGAACAGGGAGGTCATTTCCGAGGCCGTCGACTTGGTGGCCTTGGCGGTCAGGGCTGCGAGAGCGGTAAACTCGGCGACGCCCTCGTCCGACAGGGACGATATGCCGCTCTTGATGTCATAGGCCGCGCTGATGAAGTCGGCCTTTGTGGTGCCGCTCCACTGGTCGGAGAAGTTTCGGGCCGCACTCTCCAGCGCGTCCAGGTCTTCCACGCCCAGGGAGG